AGATGCAGGGGTTCCAGGCTCTTGTTGTGTTGGCGGCGGCTGATTTGTGGTCTGAGGTTAGTCTCACTGACTTGTCAGGTTCATGGTCAACTCAGGTTCCTTTGTTGGTTCCGGTCTTGGCTGGTGTCCAGGTGAAGGCGGCTTCTGCTGGCGCGTCTTATGGCGCGGCGACACTGTCCGAGCAGGGCCTCTATGAGGCTCCGGAGCACTTTGTGGACCCGCGGGCGTTTGGTGGGTTCGCGTCCGATGGGCGCACCCTTGAGGGCCTGCTGTACGCGCCCATCCCGCATGTGAAGACGTTGATTGCGGGCGGCATGGACCCGGCGCGGGCGCTCACCCAGGGTGGCAAGTTCTTGACGACGGTAACGCGGACGCAGGTTGCGGACGCCGGGCGCGGCGCGGCGGGTGTGGATACTGCCACTAAGCGGCAGGTTGCTTATGTGCGGATGCTCAATCCGCCATCGTGCGCGCGTTGTTCGATCCTGGCTGGGCGTATTTATCGTTGGAACGCTGGATTTCAGCGGCATCCGAAATGTGATTGCGTCCACGTTCAGACGACGCAGGTAAAGGCCGCTGAGACTGAGGGCCTAGTCCATGACCCGTACGAGTATTTCAAGTCACTGTCCCCCGAGGATCAGGACAAGGCGTACACGAAGGCGGGCGCTCAGGCTATCCGTGACGGCGGTGACATCTTCCAAGTTGTGAACTCTCGTCGCGGTATGAAGCCGGGCGGGCTAGTTACAACCGAGGGAACGTCAAAGCGCGGCAACTTCGGGCGCAATGGTCCACGCGCTACACCCGAGGCCATCTATGGCAAGGGCTTATCCCGTGAGGCGACGTTGGCCGAGCTTGAACGCTACGGCTACATCCTGCCGGGCGGCCAGAACCCTTCGGGCGTCATCCGCGGGCAGGCTGAGGGCTTCGGGCAACTGGGGCGCGGTGGCACTCGCGTTGGCGCCCGTGAGGCCGTTCTGAAGGCCCGCGAGGCCGGCGTGAGGGATCCGAATACGCGGGCGACGATGACGGCGGCTGAGCTGCGCGTATTTGATGCGCAATCTCGGTGGGATTCGCTGCGGCAGGGCGTCAATCCATTCAATCCGAAAAAGGCGCTTACTCCGGAGATTTCCGCACGCATTGAGCGCGACTTCCGGAAGCACATTCTCGGCTACTAGGCCGCGGGCTGGCATCCCTTATCACTGCCTACTTTTCCCCGCGTGACTTTTCCGCGGCGGCGCATGTTTCCTACTCCGAGATGGATGAGGAATAACGAAACACGATCAGATCAGGAGGCCGCGATGGCTGACGAAACAACCCCCGAAGCAGTGACAGAGGAAGCCGAACCGGCTACCGAAGTTACGGAAACTGGCACGGAAGCTGAGGAAGCGCCCGACAAGGCCGAACTCGACCGCCTCCGTTCCGCCCTGGCGAAAGCCAACAAAGAGGCCGAGAAGAACCGGCTGCGCTTGAAGGAAGTTGACGACGCGAAACTGTCAGAGATTGAGAAGGCCCAGCGCGATGCTGCGGATGCCGCTCAGGAACTGGCTGCACTCCGCCGCGACAGCCTCCGCCAGAAGGTAGCCCTCGATCTGGGGCTCCCCGCTAAGTGGGTTGCCCGCCTTCAGGGCGACTCTGAGGAAGACCTGGCTGCGGATGCCGCCTTGATCCTCGCTGATCTGAACAAACCCCGGACGCCAGCCCCGGACCCCTCTCAGGGCCCGCGGACTAATGCGCTGTCCGAGGATGACCAGCTTTACGAATCCATCTATGGAAAGGGCTAATCATGGCCGAGTACTTGCCTATTAGGACCCCCGGTGACGCACTTGTCGCCACGGCGTCCGCAACCATCACTGGCGGCACTGTTGTCGCCGTATCGGGTAGCGGCACTGTCGCTACTGCCGGCGCTTCTGCGCTGAACTGGGTTGGTGTTGCAGCGTTTGACGCTGTCAACGGCGACCCTGTGACCGTCTATGCGGGCGGCGTGCAGGAAGTTACCGCTTCCGGCGCGATCACTGCGGGCGACTTCGTCGTTACCGCAGCTTCGGGTCAGGTTTCCACGCTCGCCGCGGTCACCACCCCTACAGCCGGCGACGTGACTGGCTCACGCGCAATCGTTGGTGTCGCTCTCACGACCGCCGCCAACGCCGCCAAGGTTCGCGTTAAGTTCGAGCGCTGAGAGAGAGATAGCTAATGCCTAACGCATTCCCCCCCGCATCCCCGACCATTTCGGGCGATTACCTGACCGTTTCCCGCTTCCTCAACACGCCGACCCTTGTGGCCCGGCGTATGCGGACCCTCGCTGAGCAGCGGCTTATCTCCACTTCCATCCTGACCGGGCGCGAGACTGTTTCCGGTGGCGCTATCTCGTTCGAGCAGAACGAGGGCCTGTTCGCTGACCGGCCCGTTGAGGCTGTCAGCCCGGGTGGAGAGTACCCGCTGACGACTGTTGGTGATGGGTCCACCCAGCTCGCCAAGGTTGTCAAGTGGGGCCAGGATTCCCTGGTCACCGACGAGGCCGCTAAGCGTAAGGCTATGTCCGCTGTGGACAAGGCCCTGCTGAAGCTCATCAACTCGGCTGCGAAGAACGTTGACACGGTCGCGCTCGCCGCTATCGCGTCTTCGGTGACTCAGACTCAGGCCGCCGCTGCTGCCTGGTCTGCTGCTTCCGGCGTGCAGATCCTCCGCGACATCCTCAAGGCCAAGGCTGCCCTGTCTGCCCTGAACCAGGGCTACGAGGCTGACACGCTTGTGATTGATGACCTGACGTGGGCGCTTGTTGCCTCCGATTCGGTCCTGATCAATGCGATTGCCCGCGAAACCCAGTCCAATGCTGTCGTTACCGGCAACTTTGAGCTCGTCGCCGGTCTCCGCATCATGCGTACCCCGAACCTGCCCGGCACCGGCGCGTGGATCCTTGACTCCGCACAGCTTGGCGGCATTGCTACCGAAGACCTCGGCGGCAACTACGACAAGGTTGACGGCATCCTCGAATCCAAGTCGATGCGCGATGACGACAATGACCAGTGGCGCCTGCGTGCGCGTGCTGTGTGCGTCCCGTACATCAACGAGCCGAATGCGGGCATCCGCATTACCGGCATCTAGGAGGATTTTCGATGGCTGTTCGTAACGCGCAGGCACCGGTTGAGCCGGAAGCCGAGGCTGTTGAGGCACCGGCTAAGAAGCCTCTCGTTGTCATTGGTGCCCTCGCAATCGTGAAGGGCACTGACGGGAAGGTGAAGTACCTGTACCGGGGCTCTGCTGTCCCGGATGGTGTTTCGCCGGAAGAAGTTGACCGGCTCGCCGAGCTTGGTCTTGTCGGGTCTGAGTAGTTAGGGAGGGGGCGTCATGGCTGTAGTTGTTTTGCCTAGTGATGTTGCTGTGGGGTGGCGTCCCCTTTCGCCTGCCGAGGATGTGACCGCTGCCGGGCTGATCGCTGAGGCGATAGTCCTGCTGGCGGTAACTGTCCCCGGCTTTGACGGAAAAGACCCTGGCATTGTGAAGCTGGTTGTGTCGCGGATGGTTCGCCGGGTGATGAAAAACCCGGACGGCTACCGTGTCCGCAACGAGTCGATTGATGACTACACGGACGGCGGCACCGTTGATTCGGCGCTGTCTACGGGCGAGCTGTACGCGTCTACGGATGAACTTGGCTGGCTGGGCGTGAAGCCTGCCTCTGAGACGAAGCGGGCGTTTGAGATTCGGCTTGGTGGCTCGTGACGGCCCCAGCGGCGGTCCTCCGCGGCCGCCAATCCGCCGAGGCCCTGATGGTGGACACCTGCACGGTTCAGCGACCGGGTGAGCCTGTCACGGACCCTGTGACGGGCAGCGTAACCCCGAGGCTGTCCGCGGTCTACACGGGCGCGTGCAAGGTGCAGCAAACCATTGCGCAGTCGTCTAACCCGACTGCTGGCGGTCATGCGTTTACGGTGCAGGATTCGTGTCCCGGACCTTACGCGGTTGGACCTATGTCATGGCGTGCAAAACGCAAGAGCTGTGCAGGCGCGTCGACACCGCCCTTGCGACTCTGAAGAACAACGGTGAGT